ACGGCACCGCATACGAGCCACGTAAACCGCAAAAGCGCAGTAAAAAAGGCCGCATCAAACGCGCTATGTTTACTAAAATTAAACTTAACCGGCACTTAAAAGCCAAGGCCACACAAAGCCAAGTAAGCATCTCGTTTACGCCACAAGTAGATCGCATCGCAAAGGTTCACCAGTTTGGCCTGCGTGATCGTGTTAGCCGCATCCGTAACCTCACCGTTAAATACCCAGAGCGCCAACTACTAGGCTTTACCGATGCCGATATCAACCACATTAAAGACCAGGTGATTGATCACTTAGCAAAGTAACTAGCCATAGTTCTATTTATTGCGCATAGAACTCCCCTAGCCACACTACTATTTTGCACTTGGTTAAATTCATCACATGGATTTAGCCCAACTCTCCAGATTAATTGAAAACCTCATCCGTGTAGGCACAATACACGAGGTAAATCACGACCAAAAACTTTGCCGTGTGACTAGTGGCGGCCTAACCACTGGCTGGTTACCTTGGTTTAGCTTACGCGCTGGCACAACTAAAGATTGGGATCCACCAACCCAAGGTGAGCAATGCATCATTTTAAGCCCAAGCGGTGAAGTTGCTGCAGGCGTGGTTCTAGCTGGCTTATACAGCAACGCCTTTAACGCCCCAAGCTCAAACCCAGATGAATGCCTGCGTGAATATCCAGATGGTGCACGCATTAGCTACAACCACGCCACAGGTGCACTTAATGCCGTTGGCATCAAAACCGCACTGGTAGAGGCCGCCACATCAATCATGATTGACTGCCCACAAGTCACCTTCACCGGCAAGGTCAACATTCAAGACTTACTTACTTATGAAAACGGCATGGTCGGCTATGCAGGCGAAAACACTGGCGCAAATATTACTGGTGACGTTACAGCGGACGGCATCAGCCTCGTACACCATCTACACACAGGCGTGGTGGCCGGTGGAAGCAACACAGGCCAGCCAGTATGAAAAGCATAGGCATGAACGCAAAAACTGGCCGCAAAATTACAGATATAGAACATATCTGGCAAAGCTGCCGCGACATTTTAACCACACTCATCGGTACGCGCATCGAGCGCCGAGATTACGGCTCACTGCTGCCAGAGCTAATTGATCACCCACACAACGCACCAAACAACTTAAGGCTTATCGCTGCAACTGTTATTGCCTTAGCTAAGTGGGAGGCACGCATTGCCATCAGGCAAGTCAACGTCTCATTAGGTGCGGTAGATGGCGCAACTAATATTGACATGCAAGCCGTGCGTATCGATGGCCCACAAGCTGGCAATAGCCTATCTATTAACATCCCTATCGGCGGCCTAAGATGACTGTAGCCATTAACTTATCAGAGCTTCCAGCACCAAGTCTGATTGAAGACCTAGACTTTGAATCTATCTTGCAAGATTACAAAGATCAGCTAATTTTATTAGCCCCTGAGTACGCAGAAACCTTAACGCTAGAATCAGAGCCACTAGTAAAGCTTATGCAACTCGCAGCATGGCGAGAGCTAAGGATAAAAGCTCGCTACAACGATGAAGCAAAAGCCCTACTACTTGCTTACAGCACGGGGCCAGACCTTGATCATATCGGTTTTACTTACTATCGCGGTGAGCTGCGCCTAGTAATCACTGAGGCAGACCCTGACGCGTTCCCACCGGTTGAGAAAGTAATGGAGTCTGACACAGACTTTCGCAACCGCTTGGCACTTAAACCAGAGTCCTACTCATGCGCAGGCCCATCTGAGGCTTACAAATTCCACGCACTAAGCGCACATGGCATGGTGAAAGATGCATTCGCATCTAGCCCAGTACCAGGCACAAGTCTAGTAACCGTGTTATCACGTGATGGTCAAGGCATACCAAGCCAACCAATCCTTGATGCAGTAGTAGCAAGGCTAACCCCAAACAACATGCGCCCAATGTGCGAAGAAGTCATCGTACAAGCGGCTGAAATTATCACCTACACGCTAAACGTAGGCTTAAAAGTATACAAAGGGCCAGATCACAACTTAATCGTATCCGCTTCTGACAACGCAGTTGCTAACTATATAGAAACCAGCCGCAAATTAGGTGTAAGCCACACCATCGCAGGCTTTCATAAAGCAGCAAAGCAAGAAGGCGTGTGGGACGTAACGCTAAACATTAGTGAAAACATCACAGTGGCAGATCACCAAGCAGCATTCTGCACCGCATTAACTGTGGAGATAGTGGAGATTACAGGATGACCCTACTCCCAAAAAACACCACCCCACTAGAGCGTGCGCTAGAAAAAGTGCTCACTAGTTATGAGAATGAAAAACAAATCCCCAACCTATGGAACGCGCAAACCTGCCCTAAAAGCTTACTGCCATGGCTAGCTTGGGCAAACTCAGTAGATGACTGGGAGACTGACTGGTCAGAGCAAAAAAAACGTGCCGCCATTGAAGAGTCTATCCCAATTCATGAGCGCAAAGGTACCCCTCAAGCGGTATTAGATGCACTCGCAATTCGCGGCCAGTCAGATGCAATTCTTATTGAGCGCGCTAATTACATCAAACACAACGGTGAAGCTACGCGTAACGGCTTGCGCCGCCGTGGTGGCCCTACCCAATGGGCTACGTTCCGCATCATATTGCAGCGCCCGATCACCATAGATCAATCACAGGCAATCCTACGCATGATTGCATCGGTTAAACGTAAC